AGACGTGTTATTTCTGGCTGATCACCCAGCCTTCCCGCGAACGCAGCGATGCGCCGCATGTTGCCCTGGTGATGTAGGGGCGATGTTTGACAGAAAGCAATCATGGACGGACAAGTCGACACGACACCCGAGTCAGATAGCCTAGGTAACTTGGCTGAATACCTCACTGACACGCCTGAAAAGGAACCAGAGGACGAGGTAGACGGCGAAACCGTGGATGAATCGACCGCTGAAAGCGACACCGAGGAAGACACAGACGACGAACAGGAAGACGAAGATTCTGAAGGCGATGAGCCTGACGAGGAAAAGGAACCTACACCCGTCGCAAAAGTCACCATCAAAGTGAAGGGTGACGATGGCGAACTGGAAACGCTTGAACTCTCTACGGACGAGATCGCGGCTTCCTACATGCGCCAAAGGGATTATTCCAAGAAAACGCAAGCACTCGCTGAACGCGAAACGCAGGCAGTGGAATTCCTCAAATCGAAACACGACGAGATCAGGCAGCAGTACGTTAGCCAAGCTGAATCAGCACGGCTGGCTGTATCGCAATTGGCTGGACTCAAAACCGAGGCTGAACTGGCAGAACTTGCCGGAACAGACCCGGCTGCGTGGGTGGCAGAGACGCAGCGGCAACGGCAGATTGGTGCATACCTTCAAGGGCTTGATCGTCAGATCGCCCAAGAGCGCCAGTCAGCACAGGCCGAGGCGCAGCAGCGACAGCAGCAGGCATTGCAGAGTCAGTATCAGCAAGCGTGGAAGGCATTGGAAGCAGAGAAGATTGACAAGCCAAAACTTGCCAAGATTTACTCGGACGTGACCAAGATGTACGGTTACACCGAGCAAGAGCTTTCCAATGTGTACGACCACCGGCTGGTGAAGATTTTGCGTGACGCCACGGCTTACCAAGCATTGAAGGCACAAAAGCCAGCAGTGCAAAAGCAAGTGGCCGATGCACCGCGTATGCCAACACGCCAAAGCAAACCGCAAGAGCCGGTTAACCGGGAGCGCGAGAACCGATTCAAGACGGGCCGCGCCAAGTTGAACGACCTTGCTTCACTTTTCATGTAATTTAAGGAGCTAAAAATGGCTGTCCCAACAAACCTGTATCAGAAAGATTCCCTCAAGGGCAATCGTGAAGACCTGATTGAAAAAATCTTCCAAACCTCGCCCACGGAAACCCCGATCACCTCGGCTGCTGGCCGTGTCAAAGCGACTTCGACCTTCCACGAATGGCAGCGCGACAACCTGGCCGCAGCCAATGCTGACAACGCCATGATCGACGGCGACGACACCGCACTGCAAGCTCAAGTGGCAACCGAGCGCGTCGGCAACCACTGCCAGATTTTCAGCAAGGTGATCGGCACTTCTCGCCGCGCTAACCTGATCAAGAAGGCAGGCCGTGGTTCTGAACAGGCTTACCTGAAGGCAAAAGCCATGCTGGAGTTGAAGCGCGACATCGAGAAAATGGTCGTGTCCAATAACCCAGCAGTTGCCTCTACTACTTCGGTTGCTGGCAAATCTGGCGGTTTGGGTGTTCAGTTGTACCTGAACTTGTCCTCTGCGGTGGGTGGGTCTACTGCCTCTTGGACGACGGGCGCACCAACAGCGGCACCAACAGCGGGCACGCCTCGCGCCATGACGGTTGCATTCCTGAATAGTGTTCAGCAGTCGGTGTTTACCAATTCTGGCGTTCAGCCTGATATGTTGGTGATGGGGCCAGCTCACAAGGCAGTGTTTTCCACCTTCACGGGTATCGCTGCAAACCGCCTGGACACTGGCAAAAAGCAAGGTGCCGTGGTGACGGGTGCTGACGTGTTCATTGGCGACTTTGGCACGGTGCAGATCGTGCCTCACTACCTGATGTCTGGCGCTACCGATGCGTACCTGTTGAACATGGATTTCATTGACGTCGCGTTTTTGGACGGCATCAAGACCAGCGACCTCGCCAAGACCGGCGACAGCGAGAAGCAACTGATTACTGCTGACTGCTGCCTGGCCGTGCGTAGCTCGGCAGCGCAGGGAAAAATCGCCGGACTCTCGGGCGGTTAAGCCGCTATGACACCATGACTAGGGGGCTTCGGCCCCTTTTTCTTTGTCCCTTTACCAGTTTGGACAATGACTGCATATTAACGATGGGAATCGCTGTATGGAAAGCATTGGATCATTCACCGTTGATGACGGCATACACCCTTACGGCATTCACCGCCAAGTGACGTTTGAGGGCGACCAAGCAGTTACCAAGCTCACCTATGACGCTGAACCATTCATTGAGCAAGCGCACGCTGAACGGGTGCTAACTGCCGGCGATCGCTGGGGCGACGGCAAGAAGGTTGGAACTATCCCGATGGCGGTTTATTCGGAGATGATGAAGATCAAATCGCCAGAAGCGCGTGGCTTGGCTGTAGTGAACTGGCTCAAGGCAAACCCAGCCTTTGTCAGCTTTGACAAGCTCCTGAAATGAGCACTTACGCCACATTGCAAGCCGACGTTGCAGACTACCTGCACCGCACTGATCTGACGGCCAAGATTCCCGGCTTCATTGCGCGTGCCGAGGCGACGATGTTCCGCGAGTTGAACATCAAGGACATCCAGACTGTTGTTGACGATGTGACCGATGAGGACTACATCACGCTACCTGCTGATTTTGGCTCGATTGTGCGACTGACAACGACTAAGGCGGGCGTAGAGCGCACAGTGGATTTTGTCAGCCCAACGGAGCGTTATACAAACCAGAACCAATACAGCTTTGAGGCAGGCGGCATCAGACTGTTTGGCTCTGGCAATGGCACAGCTTACAACCTGTATTACACACCCGTCATTGAACCGCTATCAGACGACAACACGACCAATTGGCTGCTGGACAACGCGCCCGACCTGTACCTGTACGCCAGTGCTTTGGAAGCGGCCATATACATCCGCGACACCGAACTGATGCAGGTTCTCAGCAGCATGACGGGCGGCTTGATTGAGTCGGTGCGCAGGCTTTCAGAGCGCAAGTTCATTCCCTCTGGCAGTCTGCAAATTAAAGCGAGATAAGCATGTCACTAGAAACAGCAACCTATATTGATGGCCTGAACGTAGCAAACCCGACAGCGACAGACCTCAAAAGTCAGGGCGACGACCATCTGCGTCTGATCAAAAGCACGATCAAGGCGACATTTCCGAACCTGACCGGGGCAGTCACTCCAACGCAGGCGCAATTGAATCAGATCGGCACCGGGACGTTTTCCGGCAATGCGACCACGGCGACTACGGCGGCGGCTTGCTCTGGCAACTCGGCGACGGCGACCACAGCATCAACCCTGTCAGGTAACTGGACATCGCTACCAGCAGGCACACGGATGCCATTTGCACAAGCCGCGGCCCCCACAGGCTGGACACAAGACACGTCAGACAACGCCAATAACCGCATGTTGCGGGTGGTGAGTACGGCAGGCGGTGGGGTGGCGGGTTCGCACAGCCCTATCCTAAATAACGTGGTGCCAAGTCACACGCACACAATCACGACGGGCACTGAATCTGCGAATCACACGCACTATGACGCAGGCCACAACCATTCGGTGTTAGAAGCAAACACCATGTTCGGAACGTCTGCCGGGGCTGGTGCGCTAACTGCTACCGGTGGTACAACTGGTATTGGCTACGCAAGCCTTGGCACGCAGTCTGCCAACCACACCCACTCAGGCACCACGGACAACGGCTCCAGCCAGACCAACTGGGCGCCACGTTACATCGACATGATCATTTGCGCCAAGAGTTAATCATGAGCATTGAAACCGTCATCACCTGTCCGCTTGGCTCCAAGTGCGAGGAGGTGCGCGAGGGCAAGATTCACCGCTGCGCCTGGTCGATTGAACTGGACGGCACGAACCCAACGACGGGCGAGACGACCAAAGAACGCGCCTGTGCCATGACTTGGATGCCTGTGCTTCTGATCGAGAACAGCAAGCAGCAACGTTCTACCAGTGTGGCGGTGGAGTCGTTTCGCAACGAGATGGTCAGCGGTAACAACGTGCTGGCCTCGCAACTCCTGATTGGACAGCAATGACCATCATCAGGGTCCAAGGCATTGGGTCGGTTGGCGTCAATAAAGACCTGTCGCAACATGAGCTGCCGATTCAGGCGTGGACGGATGCCAACAACATGCGCTTTCTGGATGGTGCAGCGTCTCAGGTGTTGGGTTACAAAGAGCTTTACCCGACCGCAGCCGTGGTGCCCTACCATGTAATGCCAGTGAACATCTTGGGTGTGCGGGCGTGGATTTATGCGGGTGCTGGCAAGATTTACACCGTGATCAACGGCCCGACCCACACCAACATCACACGCCAAACAGCGTCGGTGGACGTGGACTACAGTGCAACTCGCAACAGTTGGACTAGTTGCTTGATTGGTGGTATTCCGGTGCTGAACAACGGTGTGGACGTTCCCCAGCAATGGCTGCTGACGGGCAAGGCTAGTGCCTTGAGTGCTTGGCCGTCAAACTACACCTGTGCGTCGATGCGGACTTACAAAAACAGCTTGATCGCGCTCAACATCACCAAGGAGGGGGTTAACTACCCGTTTATGGTCAAGTGGAGCCACCCGGCAGACCCTGGCGCTGTTCCTGTGACTTGGGACATTGCCGACGCAACCAAGGACGCGGGTGAGGTTGACTTGTCAGACGGTTACGACAAGATTGTGGATGGACTCGCTTTGCGCGACTCGTTCATGATCTACAAGGAAACCAGCATTTGGCGTATGGATTTCACGGGCGGTGCGTACATCTACCGTTTCCAGAAAGTGCTGGGAGCCTCTGGTGCTTTGTCCAAGAACTGCATTGCGGAACTGGACGGGTTGCACTTTGTTCTTTCGTCAAACGACTGTATCGTGCATGACGGGCAAACGGCCACGTCGGTGCTGGACAAGCAAACCCGCAGGGAGTTGTTTCGCCAGATAGACCAGGACAACTCGGACAAGTGCTTTGTGTTTGTCAATCGGCTCTATAACGAGGTGTTTGTGTGTTATCCGACGCTTGGAAACACAAAGTGCAACAAGGCGATGGTGTGGAATTTTGTCGATAAGACAATCTCGTTCCGCGACATTCCCACATTGAACCATGCCGCATCTGGTGCTGTTGACGATTTTGGCGGGGCAACGTGGGACAGTGAGATCAACGTGTGGGACGCTGATACAACCCTATGGGACGGCGTGCAGTCCAGCCTGACGCGCACGCTGTCGGTTATGGCAGGTGACGCCCAAAAGCTCTACCTGCTTGACAGTGGCGCTACCTTTGACACGGTGCCCGTGGTGGGATATTTAGAGCGTGTGGGCTTGTCCTTTGGCGCACCTGAAAAGATCAAGCTCATGAGCCG